ACTGAAAATGTAGGAACAGATACAGTTACTGTTGGATTGCCAGAGGACGTTATAATTACTAAAAACTTAACAGTTGGAGATTCCTTAAGTGTTACAACAACAGGATCTTTTACAGGACAAGTAACAATTCCAGTAACTCCAAGCGCAGCAGCTTCGGCAGCTTCTAAAAGTTATGTAGATTCTACATTAGCAGGTTCAGGAGCTTTGATATTCCAAGGAGGATATAACGCAGCAACCAACTCACCTGATTTAGATTCAAATCCAAGTTCATCTATTAAACAAGGTTGGACATATGCGGTAACAACTGGAGGTTCATTTTTTACTGAAACAGTTGAAGATGGGGATTTAATTATTGCAGAATCAGACTCTCCAACAGCATTGTCTGATTGGACAGTTGTTCAGAATAATATAGGTATTGCAACAGCAGGTTCTAGTGATGGAGCAACAACAAAAGGTATTGCAGGATTTAATTCAGCTCACTTTAATGTAACATCAAACGGATGGGTTTCTTCTGATATTTATAGTGGTGGTTCAACATTAGGTATTGTGCCTTCAGGAGGTGGAAGTACTACTTTCTTAAGAGGTGATGGTTCATGGGTAACCCCAACAAACACGCAAAGAGCTGCAGGAACAGGTTTAAGTTTATCAGGTAACACTATAAACGCAAATGTAGATGGCACACAGTCAGTAGCATCACAACCATCTAGTTCAACATCAAGTAGAACATATAATGTTCAAGTTGACTCAGGAGACAACTTAGTAGTTAACGTACCATGGGTAAATACAAATACTCAAACTGTAACTAGTGTAGATGAAGTAAGTCCAGGGACTTCTTCAGGAACGCCAATTGTGGTTAATCCAACTACAGGTGCTGTTAAAGTTCAGTCAATGGCTTATGACGGAGGTACTGATGTAGGTCACGTGCCAAGTGGTGGTGGAAGTACTACGTTCTTGCGTGGTGATGGTACATGGGTAGTTCCTTCAACTGGAAGTAATAACTATTTAACTTCTTTATCTTTTAACACAGGTAATGGTATATTAACTGCAGCAAGACAAGGTTTAGGAAATGTAACTGTAGATTTAGATGGTAGATATGCACTAAGTTCTGCAATACCAACAATTACAGCACAAGGAGATTCTATATTTTTAACAGGTGGAAGTACATCAGGTGGCATAACAACATTTACATATAATGTAACTAGCTCTTTTACTGGAGCAAATGCTATAGATGTTAAATGTGAAATTGTATCGGCTGCAGGAGAAACTGTATTTACAGAAGTTACAAGATCATCAACGACATTAACTGTTAAGTTTAGTGGCACAGTTGCAGATTCAGATTACAAAGCATTGCTTACATATGTAGGATAATATTTACAATAAAACCATTATATGGCAATTAAATTAATAAATGACGCTACAATAAGCGGTGACTTAACGGTTTCAGGAGGCGATGTTAAAATATCAGGTGATACAAGAGACTTGGTAATTGAAAACACAGTAGAAACTAAAGCAGGTATTGTTTTTGTTGACGCCCAAGCTACAACCACCCAAGCTGCAGCAATTAAATTTGATTGCAGCTCTGAGACGTTAGATTTTTTTATGAATGATGAGTCTGCTGAAAGAATGTCAATAAACACTTCAGGTCTTCTAACTATAACTTCTGGAAATATTCTTTTACAAGGAACTGGAAGAATACAAGGTGTTGATACAGTTTCAGCTACTACAGATGCAGCAAACAAAGCTTATGTGGACGCTCACGGTGGAGGGCTTGGGCCTTTCTTACCACTAGCTGGTGGTACATTAACTGGATCTTTAAATGCGCAATATGCACAATTTACCTCAGTAAACGTAGAGGAAGACCAAAAAATTACACTTGATATTGATGGTGATCAATGGAATTGGATCAAGTCTAATAGCGGTCAAATGGAAATGGCTGTTGGTCAAACCTTAAAATTAATAAACGAAGAGGAATCAATTTATGGTGATATAGAGGTTGAAAGTTTATACAGCTTTATTAACCAGACAACCGCAGCAAATGCTACGTATGTAGCTGTCTACACTGACTCAGCGAGCAGTACAGTTCCGAGAAGACAAAAACCACAAACACCAGCTCAGTTCTTGTCAAATGCCGGAGGGCCTTTCTTGCCATTAACAGGAGGAACAATGACAGGTAATATTGCTTTTAATACAGGTGGAGACGCCCTAATTCAAGCTACTGGTGGAGATTTAAAACTTCAAACAGTAACTGATGATATATTTTTATTATCAGCAGACGACATTGGTTTAACTGTTAATGGCTCAGATGTAGGTGTTTATATATCAGGAGGTGGGGGGGTAGATTTAAGATACAACGATGTTTCTACACTACAAACCATATCTACAGGTGTTAATGTAGATGGACAGGTTACTGCTCTAACAAATAAAGCAACTCCACAGTATTCTTTTAACGGTGATACAGACACTGGAGTAATACAAACTGGAAGCCTTGCTAATTATGTAGGTTTTATGAATGGGGGTCAAGATACTCTTAACGTAGCTCCAACTGGTAAACTGCAACTTAATAAGTACACCGCTGCAGCAGTTACACAAGTTTCTGCCATTGACCCTAATCAAAATTTTCAAGCTAGTGGTCAAGATACTTTAGCTGTTTTAGCAGTTGATCCATCTGGTCAAGTTGTAAGAGGATCACAAGAAGGAACTTGGACATTTACTAAAGCTCAATTAGATGCGCTTACAACTAGTACAACAAGTGGTACTACTCTTATTAAATCGCCTGGAACTAACAAAGCTATTATTGTAGAAGAATCTAATTTGATGCTAAAGTATAGTGGCACAGGTTCAATGTCTACTAATAGTTTTGTAATAAGACAAGGGAATAACGGTGATGCGGCAGCAGAGATAACAAGATTACCTTCTGGTCAGATAAATACTATAATGAGTTCTGCCCCTACAAATCCAACTTATGGATTTTATTCAAGAGATTTACCTCTGTACAATGGTGATGGAAGGTCATTTGTTTGTGATAAAGCAACATTTTTAACTAGAATAACCGCAAACGCAACCCCAAGTAATTTAATTAGCATTACTATAAAGCTAAAATACAGATTATTTGATGCTGCTACTTTTGACTAAAATTTAATAAAATGGATATAAGAAAAATATCAGTCGGAGCAGACTATAAATCGAGTGCAATGCACTATATTGTAAATCAAGAAATCTTAAATGCAAATTATATTATACATTTAATAAAATATGTATCTGAAAATGATTCAATAAAAATATGGATTGAAAACAAACAAGGAGAAATATTTCTCTGGAAAGAGTTTAATTCAAATATGCCAATATCAATCGAATATAATATAAATTTTGAATGAAATCACCTTTTTATTTCATTGTAAAACCAAGCAATGACAAAAGGTATGATAATACTAAAAAGATTGGAAATGTTAATTTTATAACAAGTACATCAAAAGAAGATCATACCGCATCAAATAGATACGCAATAGTTGTTGAAACACCAATAAACTATTCAGGCCCAATTAAAATAGGGGATACGCTTTTAGTTCATCATAATGTTTTTAAATATTATAATGATATGAAAGGAAAAGAGAGAAGTGGAAAAAGTTTTTTTAAAGATAATTTATTTTTTATTGATTACGATCAATTTTTTATGTTTAAAAGTAAAGACATTTGGTCATGCCACTCAAAATACTGCATGGTAAAACCTTTACCTAAAAAAACCAATTATCTTAAAACACATCAAGACGAAGAACCATTAATGGGCTTAGTTAAGTATACTAATGAAAACTTAATTAGTAAAGGCGTTAATAAAGGTGATAAAGTTTATTTTCAACCTGATAGCGAATATGAGTATAATTTAGACGGTGAAAAATTGTACAGAATGTTTACTGATAACATAACAATGGTTTTATGAATAATATAGAATTAAAATTAGAAATAATTAAGGCAGGAAAGAAAGCTGTAAAAGAGCTTATAAAAGTTGCTAATGAAGGTATATTAAAAAAAGACTTAGATGGACTAGCTCCTGATATTGCAGCAGATAGATTAAAGAATGCAGCAGCTTCTAAGAAGCTAGCTATATTTGACGCTTTTGAAATTTTATCTAAGATTGAAGAAGAAAATAGCATGATTAATACAGATAACTTAGAAACAAAAGCAGCGCTGTTTAAAGGCTTTGCAGAAGGTAGGTCAAAATAATGTATACACAAACTTTATATAAAATACTTGAAAATGTTGTGCCTGAAAAGGTGTTGAATTCTTACAATAAAAAGAAATCATGGAAGTATGGATATAATAAAGAATATGACATTGTTATTATTTCAAAAGACGGCACAATTGGTGATGTATATGAAATACAAAAATTACGAATAGCCTTACCAAAAGTAAAAGATGTTCATAGTTTTAAAAATAATTATTGGGATAAATTAGAATATCCTAAAGAATTAAGTAAAATAAAGAATGTATTTGATTGGGATAAATATCCTGATACTTTTAAAGAAAAATGGTATGACTATATTGACAAAGAATTTGAAAGGCGTGAAAAAGGTTTTTGGTTTAATAACAAAAACGTTCCTACTTATATTACTGGCTCTCATTACATGTACTTGTGCTGGACCAAGATTGATGTTGGGCAGCCAAACTTTAGAGAATCAAATAGATTATTCTATATATTCTGGGAAGCTTGTAAGGCAGATGCAAGGTCATATGGGATGTGTTATCTTAAGAACAGACGATCAGGCTTTTCATTTATGTCCTCATCAGAACTCGTGCATTCAGCTACCACCTCACGTGACTCACGTTACGGAATATTGTCAAAAACTGGGTCAGATGCTAAGAAGATGTTTACCGACAAGGTCGTACCGATATCGCTCAACTATCCCTTCTTCTTCAAACCCATCCAGGACGGTATGGACAGGCCGAAGACGGAGCTTGCCTATAGAGTCCCTGCCTCAAAACTCACCAGAAAGAAACTTGATGCAAATCAAGCCGTTGAGGAACTCGAAGGTCTTGACACCACGATTGACTGGAAAAACACAGGGGACAACTCGTACGATGGAGAAAAATTAAAAATACTTGCTCACGATGAAAGTGGGAAATGGGAAAGACCTGACAACATACTAAATAATTGGAGGGTTACAAAAACTTGTTTAAGGTTGGGTTCTAGAATTATCGGAAAATGTATGATGGGAAGTACATCTAATTCATTAGAAAAAGGTGGAGGTAACTTTAAAAAATTATATACAGATTCCGATGTGGGAAAACGAAACAAGAATGGTCAAACTAAAAGTGGACTATATTCACTTTTTATCCCTATGGAATGGAATTATGAAGGCTTTATAGATGTTTATGGATTCCCTGTATTTGATGAACCTAAAAAAGATTTAGAAGGGCCATTTGGAGACGTAATAGACGAGGGTGTTATTAATCATTGGAATAATGAAGTAGAAGGGTTAAAGTCAGATCCTGATGGATTAAACGAATACTATAGACAATTTCCTAGAACAGAGTCTCATGCATTTAGAGATGAAAGCAAACAATCATTATTTAATTTGCAAAAAATTTATCAGCAGATAGATTACAACGATTCTTTGATAAAAGATAGGTTTGTTACAAGAGGTTCTTTTAGTTGGAAAAATGGCGTTCAAGATACAGAGGTTATTTTTTCACCAAATGATAGAGGTAGGTTTTATGTTTCTTGGACTCCAAATAAACAATTACAAAACAAATATTATTATAAAAACGGAGTTAAATATCCAAGCAATGACCATATGGGTGCGTTTGGTTGTGATAGCTATGATATATCAGGTACAGTAGGAGGAGGAGGCTCTAATGGAGCGCTGCATGGAATGACTAAGTTTCATATGGATGAAGGCCCAACTAGTGAGTTTTTTTTAGAATACATTGCTAGACCTCAAACTGCAGAAATATTTTTTGAAGATGTTCTTATGGCTTGCGTGTTTTATGGAATGCCAATTTTAATAGAAAATAATAAACCTCGTTTATTATATCATTTTAAAAATAGAGGATACAGAGGTTTTAGTATGAACAGGCCTGATAAAATTTATACTAAATTATCAAAAACAGAAAAAGAATTAGGAGGAATACCAAACAGTTCAGAAGACATAAAACAAGCACACGCAGCAGCTATAGAGTCGTATATAGAAAAGCATGTGGGTTTTGATATGTCAGGTACATTTAGAGAGTCAGATTTAATAGGTTCTATGTATTTTATTAGAACTTTAGAAGACTGGGCAAGGTTTAACATTAACAACAGAACTAAGTTTGATGCGTCAATAAGTTCTGGCTTAGCTATTATGGCAACGCAAAAGAACCTTTATCAGCCCATTAAAAAGAAATCAAAAATAAAACTTAACTTTGCAAGATACGACAATAAGGGAAGTTATAGCCAAATTATACAATAAATGGAGGATGTAAAAATCACGTTAAATCCCACAGGTTTTCCTAGTCAATTTGTTTCAGACAAAGAAAAGGATTCCTTTGAGTTTGGATTACAAATAGGACAAGCTATTCAATATGAATGGTTCAGAAAAGATGGTGGACAAAGTAGATTCTACAATCAATGGGCAGACTTCCATAGATTGAGACTATATGCTCGTGGTGAGCAGTCAATACAAAAATACAAAAACGAACTTGCTATAGATGGCGATTTAAGTTATCTTAATCTTGACTGGACTCCTGTACCTATTATTCCAAAATTTGTAGACATTGTTGTAAATGGAATGGCTGATAGAGTATTCAAAATAAAAGCTTATGCTCAAGACGGAATGTCTTTAGATAAAAGAAGTGAATACCAAGTAAATTTAGAAAAAGATATGCTAGCAAAACCTGTTATGAAACAGGTACAGCAGCAGCTAGGAATAAACACGTTTGCTACGTCAGAAGAGGATATTCCTAATACTTCAGAAGAATTAGCATTACATATGCAGTTGAAGTATAAACCTTCAATTGAAATAGCAGAAGAGGAAGCAATAAATACATTACTTTCTGAAAATAGATATTACGAAATACAAAAACAGTTATACTACGATCAAACTGTATTAGGTGTTTCAATGTGTAAAAATACATTTAAACCAGGTGCAGGAATAACAGTTGAATATGTAGACCCTGCGAATGTAGTTTATAGTTATACAGAAGATCCTCATTTTCAAGATTGTTTCTATTGGGGTGAAATTAAAACATTGCCAATAACTGAATTAAAAAAGATAGATACTAGTTTGACAAGACAGGATATGGATGAAATATCTAAGTATAGTCAAAGTTGGTATGATTACAATAATACAGCTCAGTATTATAATAATAGTTTGTTTAGTAAGGATAGTGCTACTGTTTTGTTTTTTAATTATAAAACAACTCACACATTCACTTACAAGAAAAAAGTAAATTCAGTAGGAGCAGAAAAAGTAATAGAAAAAGAAGACACATTTGATCCTACTCAAGAAATGCAAGAGGAAGGAAACTTTAAAAAAGTTTCTAAAACTATAGATGTTTGGTATGAAGGTGTAATG